CCACCAAAGGCGACGGGACCGGGATTGACGGAAACCTTGGACGGCTTTCCTGTTGCCACCGACAACGCCAGATCCAGGCTCAACATGCCCTTGCCTGTGTCACCCATGGCCGCCAGGATCGAGACTACACCCATGGGGAATGAGCCTTCGACCAAGAACCGTTGTTCCGGCGCTTCGCCGGAATAGCGGGTAGCATGCCAATCGGCGAGATCAAGTGTGGCCTTTTCTGGAGAAACACTCTGACGATCCGCATTGGCGATAAACGCAGCCACATCCATACCGTCCTCAACAGCGTCTGCCGCATCCCACTTTTCTGGCTTGTCCTCAGGCGGCAGCAATATGGAAACAGAAAGCGCACCCGTCGACAGGATGGCTTGCGAAGCCGACTGCGCGTATTGCCAGCCTGGACCGTCTTTGTCCGGCCAGATGAGAACGCGTTTGCCTCTGAGGGGGGACCAATCAGTTTTCTCAGGCGGCGCCTTAGCGCCATTCATGGCTGTGGTGGCAGGAATGCCGGTGTCGATCAGCGCCTGCGCGGCTTTCTCGCCTTCAACAAGCACGACCTTTTGCGCGCCCTTAATACCAGGACGGTTATAAAGCGGCCTTGGATCTGGGGCCTTGGTTTTGCGATTGATGACATCCCAAGGCCGGAACTGCTTTCCGCCCGGCGGGTCGTAGCGATAGACGTTGGCGATGAGCTTTCCGTCGTCGTCCAGATAATCCCACTTGGCCGTGACCGGCCCCAATTCATCGACAGGCGGCGACTTGGTCTTGGCTGCACGATCATCGTGATAGGTGCGGTTATAGCCATCGAGCCATCCGCGAATGTCTTCCATGATGGCCGGAAATTCAGTGCGGGTATCATGGCCACTGACGGCAGCCCAGAGCGCGATGATGTCGCCACCTTCACCGGTCGCAAAATCATGCCACATCCCAGCTTTGGGACCGTTTAGCTCCACAGACAGACTGTCGCCACGATTGCCGCGCACATCACCAGCCACAAATTTACCAGCGCGATAAACACCGCCGGGGAGCAGATAGGAGAGCACGCCCCGGATATTGAAGATCATCCGGGCTTTAATCTCCTCGGTGGTCTCGGAGAAGTCCCGCACATGAACGGCGTCCGGGTTTTGGGGTTCGGCGTCATTGAAGTCGCGCCAACGATCCAAAGCGATCACATTGTCATCGGATGGGGTATCAGCCATTTTCCATCCCCCAACAGCGATCCGCCCATGAGCAGAACTTGCATTCAAAGAAGTCAGCCGATTGGGCAACGCGCGGTAACAGCTCTCCGGCCTCTGTTGCCTGAATGATGCGAACGGCTTTGTCGCTCGAGGATTGGGCAAGCCCGCCATCAAAGGGCACCAACTCGTGATGGAGTTCAGCCGTATCTTTATTGATGGCCGTAAACAGTGCCGGGTTTTGAGAAATCCCCGGAATAGAGGATTCCATATAAGCCTGATAGGTTGCGATCTGCGCCGCATAGACCGGCTTGGAAACCGTCACGCCTCGTTTGACAGTGTCATTCCAGGATTTGTTATTGAGCGATTTACATTCCCAGAGCGCCGGGAACCCGGGCAGCAATGGCCCGTCATTTATGATGCCGTCTACGTGGCCCCGGATGCGCCCACCAGCGACCGAAAACCCAAACTGCTCACCATTCGGCTTATTGCCCTTGGTGGTGTATAGCTCGAACCCGGCTTTGCGCAGCCAGTCGATGGCCAGGTCTTCAAACAGATGCCCGGCGGCAAAGATACGAAGGGTTTGGCCATTAAAGTCACGGCCTTCGTCCTTCGGCGCATCGGCATATTCAAACTGCAAGGCACGCTCGCAGGCAACGCCAAGTCGAGAGCCACCAAGATAGTTGCGCGAGGGTTTGGCCTGATTGTCTGTAACCAAGGACTCGTCGATAAGCGCATTGATCTGTTCGGCGATGGTGGCCGAGTGATTATAATCCAGCATTAAAAAGGGATCTCCGTATCGTCGTTTTTGGCCATGGCGAACATGGCGTCTTGAAAGCCGCCGACGGCGACTTTGATGAGGGTGAGAACCTGCGCTTCCGAGAGATCAATCAACCGGGTATCCCAGCCGATCTCTTCCATGCTCTCGGCAACCATCTTCATGGCGGCGCGGATGGCGGCCTGTTCTTGTTCGGTAAGATCAACCATGCCCAATCGCTCCTTCGCCTTCCGCGACCAGAAGCCCTGGCAGCTCATGGAGCAGAACCAGACCGATTGGCGTTTCTGCTTTGACGCATAGCGATTGATCCAACCAAAGCCCCGGGTTGGTCGGCGGCAGATCCCGCAGAGCTTGCCGCGCGGATGCCAAAGGCGTTCTAGAAGAGATGTTTCGCTCATGGTTCATGCGGCCCTCCGCGCATCTTCAGAGGCAGCACTCACCAAGCGTATGATGGTCGCTTTGTTGAACTGGAAGGTCAGAAGGGCTGAGGCCTGATAACGGTTCAGCCCATAATCAAGCTGGAAGCCATCGGGCAGATATTGGCGTTGCTTGTCTGTGGCGGGTTGATTGAGCCAGCGCTTGGATTTGTGCGCGCTTTCATCCGTCTCGTTCTCATTGAGCCAGTCATCGGCGGCGGCCAGGCAGACCGAGCGCTCACCAATGGCGATGAGATGGGTCTTAAGCCCCTTGCCACCGCCGACAGCGTGCCAGCGGCCATGCAAGAAGAAGATCCCACCCCAGGCATTGAAGCCGTTGGCAACCAGCGCAGCGTCATCGCCAAAGAGATCACACCACCGGAAGCTTGATCGCTTAAGCAGGTCAATCTCAGACATGACGAAACTGCTAAGCGGCGTCTTATCCGCGTTTTCGCGTTCTTCAGCAATCCACTGAAACCCGCAGAGCGGACATTCCCGTGTGGCAGACGGCACGATGGCCTGACATTCCGGGCAGTCCTTGGTGGGCGCTTCCTTCTTGGTCTTGCCGCGAAGGTCCACATCCTGCTCAAGGCAGCCATGGAGTAAGCTAGACGTGCCAAAGTCGAGAACGATGCAGTCGGTTTTGACCTGACCTGGAAACTCGTTCGGGTCGACAGTACGCAGACCGCGCCCCACCATTTGGATCATGGTGGACTTATAAGAGCTGGGACGAAGCAAGATCACACAGCTGGTGGGTTGATGGTCCCAGCCTTCTGTAAGGACGGCCACATTGACGATGACCTGGATGTCGCCTTGCTCAAAGGCGCGGAGCGTGGAGCGACGCTCAGCCAACCCCATCTCGCCATAGACCATTGATGCCTCGACGCCCGCATCAACGAAGGCGCCTTTAACATTGCGAGCGTGATCGACAGTGGAGCAGAAGACCACCGTCTGCCGGTCTCCGGCCTTTTCTTTCCAGTGGCGGATTACGGCATCCGTGATCGGCGCCTTGTTCATGATGGCGTCGACCGCCTTCATGTCGAAGTCATCGACCGTCTTGCGCACGTTCCTCAGCGCTTCCTGCGTGCCAACGTCGATGACGAAGGTGCGCGGTGGCACCAGATGCCCAGAAGTGATCAGTTCTCCAATGGAGATCTGATCTGCCACGTTTGAGAAGACCGGACGCAGCCCTTTTTTGTCTCCCCGGTTGGGCGTGGCTGTCACGCCGAACACGCGAAGATCAGCATTGCGCTCATAGGCTTTGTCGATGATCCGCCGGTAGCTGTCAGCCGCCACATGGTGCGCCTCGTCAATCACCAGAAGATCAAGCGCCGGGATACTGTCCAGGTTCGATTGGCGAGCCAGGGTCGGCACCATGGCGAAGGTAGCTTGTCCCCGCCAGGACTTGGACCGGGCATCCACAACAGATGTGGTGATCTTCGGATTGACCTTGGCAAACTTCAGCACGTTCTGCGCTGTCAGTTCATCGCGGTGTGCCAGCACGGCAGCCTTGGCATCGGTTCCATTGAGCATCCGGCCCACCACACCAGAGAGCATGATGGTTTTACCGGCACCCGTCGGCGCGACGCCTAAGGTATTACCGTGTTTTTCAAGCGCCTGCACAGAGCGGTCGACGAAGGTTTTCTGGCGAGGACGGAGCAACATGGGTTATCGGCTCCTACTGCGCCCAGGACGGACGGTTCGGTGCAGCCTGCTGCGGAGCCGGTGCGGACGCTGCCATGGATTGGACAGAAGCGGCCTGAGCCGGAGCGCCACCACTTGGACGCCAAACACCGCCTGATTGCACATAAGCATCCCAATCTTTCTGATTGGGTGTCACGGCAAAACGGATCTCGTTTTTGGCGTCCCCGTTGGCATCCTTGCCGACATCAATCTTGGCCAGGAACTCGATGCCGTCGATGTCGGCAAACCCGTTGATCCGGCGAGCGGCCAGGGCTTCTGGGGAGTTGTCCTTGTCAGAGAGGCCACGCGCAGAGTTCAGAATGCCGCGCACAAAGGACCGGCCCATGTTGGCCCATTCCGGACCTTTGAGGCTCAAGAGACCAATCAGGCTCCAGATCTTGCGTTTGGCAAACGTCCCCTCGGTAATGACAAACTCGGCATTGAGATAAACCGAGCCCGACGTCTCGTTGCGGGTCGCATAGCCACCGCTCCAACCTTGGGCCGGATCGTCATAGCCGCCAGGCTTCAGGGTTAAGCGCACGGGCACGACGGTGCCTTTAGGGATGAGGTCGTAAGACGTCTGGGAATCAGCGTCGTTAAAGTCGTTCCACGAACCGGACATGGTCAGGATGCTCCTTCGTTATCTGGGGTAATGGGGGATTGGGTTGGTTCAGCCTCGGGCATGGCCGGTCGGCCAAACTCCAGGCGCTCGCTGGCCGGAGCCACGGGACCGCTGATCTTTTCCATCAGGCGGCCAAGATGCGGCTCTTCGATTTGGTCCAGCCGACCGCTGCGATCTTTGGCCGGGAAACCGAACGGGTTCAGCGTGTGGCAGACAAAAGCCCGAAAAGGCTCGTTGCCGTCCTGGCTGATCTCCGCCATGGCAATGACTTCATCGACGATGCCCGGCAGTTCATTGCCAGTCTTGGAACCATCGATCTGGGGGACGAAGGTCTTGCGATTAAAGTCGTCTAACTTCTCGTCGAGGATCCCGACGAACCAGACGTTCTTGCCTCGGGTGTGTTGGAGGTGCGTCAGCCAGGCGATCATCTCCTGGCCGTGCAGACCATAAGCTCCTCGCATGTCAGGTTTGCCGGATCGTTCGGAAACTGCCTGAGGCTGACCTT